TCAGTAACTCATAGCACAACTGCAATTGATTATGATTCATTAGCAGATATGGCTTCAGCTTTACCAGCTCAATATTGGGCATTACCTACAACTGCTTGGCATATTCATCCATCACTTATTTTAGAATTGCGTGTTCTTAAAGATACAGTTGGTATGCCAGTTTATTTAGAAGTTGGTAATTCAAATGGCGGTGCAGTTGCTAATTTATTTGGTTTCCCTGTGATCCCAAATCCATATTTAGCCGCTCCCGGAACTGGTAACATTTCATGCGTATTAGCAAATTGGGATCGTTTTATGACCATTGGCGATACAGAGGAAATGACATTTAAGATGTTTGAACAAACTCAACCGGGCTTTATAAATATCTATGCCGAAAAGCGTATGGTATCCACAATTCGTGATCCATTTGCTGGCGTATTCTTGAAAGGCGTATAATGACAACTGCTACCACTAGCGATATTCTTGCTTATGGTGGAGTGTTTCTTGCGCCAACAAGAAATCCTTTTAACTATGAGAAAATTGAACAAGTAGGAAGGGATTTATCAACAAGCTGGCTTACATTGACGGAAATCACCAATCAATTAAATTTGTTTGGTGATGACAGTCAAGATTCATATTTAAGTGATCTTGAATTAGCAGTTAGGATGCATATTGAGGATTATTTGGGCTTACCAATATTCCCAATTACATTTCAAACTTATTACGCAACAAGTTCTTTATATGGCAGTCCAATTTGCCTAGATTTACCAGAAGTTTCACAAGGTGCTGGAAATACTGTAGTTAATTCAGTTGGTTTTTATAATGATGCACAAACGCCTGTTTTAACGCCTGTTAGTTCATCTAATGGCAATTGGTATTACGATCCTACTGGTAATAAAGTTGTTTTAGCAAGTTTACCAACTAACTTTAATCAAAATATGACTGCTCCATTAGTCGTTAATTTTACTGTTAAACCAAGTTTCTTATCTCAATATCCAGTCATTAAACAAGCTGGATTGTTATTATTAACGCATTTATATAACAACAGATCAGAAACAACAGTTGGTAGATTGGCAGAACTTCCTATAGGAATTGATGCTTTATTAAGACCTTACAAACCATTGGTGATGTAAATGGCTATTTCACGCTATGAAAATGTTACTGTTAATACTTTATCATTTACAACAGATGCATTTGGCGAAAGCACAGTTGTAATAACACCTAAATTTACAAGCAGACCTTTAGTTCAAGATGTTAAAAATAGCTTGCAAATTACTGGCGATACTCGTATTTACCAAGACTTAAATAGATTTGTTTTTAACTATACGCCTTATGTGCGAGATATAGTAATTAACTCAAGCGGATATTCAATCACTTGGCGTAACCAAGATTGGCGAATAACTGATGCTATTGAAGCTAATGATAAGATGAGTGTTACTTTCTTATGTTATAGAAACGATCCAACAACAAAGGTTTAATATGGGACAGAATAGTATTGTTCAGTATGCTGAAGCCATACAAACTCAATTATCGAGTATAATAAGTCCTGTTCCTGTGTATTCTAATTTCAACCGAAATTATGCTACACAGTCTAAATTTGTAACATGGCATTTAAGGAATGTTCATCAGCCGGTTTATACTGGTGGCAACCAAAATGTTAAAGGCATTGATAGACCGGTATTCCAGATGAGTGTATTCTCAACTAATATGGGCGATGGAATGACAATAGCTAATACTATTATTCAATCATTACATGGCTATACTGGTCAATTTGGCGGATCAGGCGGTTTTTGGATTTCAAAAGCCGATGTAATAATGTTGCATCATACATACGATAATACCAATGCGCTCCATTCAGTCATATTGGATTGCACACTAGATATACCAACATAAGATTTTTTAATTTTTTAAAACGGAGTAAATTATTATGGCATTACCTAATAAAGTCTTACCGGGATTTAGCGCAACCCTTTATGCACAACCCGGAGCTACACCAACACCATTAACAGTTGCTAACTTATCTGATGAAACATCAGTTTCAGCTATTGCTATTTCAGCTAACCAAATTCATGTAGAAGCTATCCCTTACTTTGGTCAAGATGATGCTTCAGCTTCATTCGGTGTTGCTGGTGCAAGACAATCAGATATTATCCCAACTCAATCAAAGCCAACATCAATGACTATCATTGCGGCTTGGAATCCATCTGATACTGGTCTTTTATTAATTCGTGGCGATGCTTACAATGGCACAATTGACAGAACATTTGTTATCTCTGCTACTGATGGCACAAACATTGTGAACTATGCTTTCAATGGTCGTGTATCTGAATTTAAGATTGATCCATCACCAACTGCTGAAGCTAAATGTTCATTTACGATTCATCCAAGAGGTAATCAATACGGCTGGTCAAATAATACATAATTTATAAAGACAAATAAAATGACAACAACAATAAGATCAAATGATGATTTATTAAGTTATCTAGTAAGCCAAGCCAATTCAGGTCAAAAGAATTGGTTTGGTTTTGCTCAACAAAGATTAACTGGGATTAATTTAGCACATGAAATTGCAAAAAATCATGCTGATAAACTATCGCCTGAAGAAATAGTTGATTATGTTGTCAAGCTAAATAATGCGATATATCAAAAAATAATTAAGGCAGATTAATGTCATCTACAAAGTTTCAAGTTACTGGACTTTCAGAAACTTTAGCAGTATTTGATGAATTAAAAGATCAAATAGGCGATTCAAAAGCTAGAAGTTCTGTTCTTATTCCAGCAACTAAAGAAGCTATGAAGCCGGTATTGTCAATGGCAAAATCATTAGTGCCTATTGATACTGGTATGCTTGAAAATTCTTTAGGCATAACTGCAAGACGACCAGACGGAAAAGATAAAAGATCAAAATATGTTAGCCCAAAAGATGCCGTTATTGCATTGGTTCAAACTAAATCAATACCAAAACATCTAAAAACAAAAGCATCTGAATTTGTTAAAAACATTTCAGATAAGCACCAAAGAAAAATGGCTACAAAAGAGTTTTACGAATCACAAGGCATATTCTATGATGCAAGAGCTATTGCAATGGAATTTGGAACGGCTACAGTTAGCCCACATCCATTTATGAGAGTTTCATTGGAAAGCCAAGCTCAACAAGTTTCAGAATCATTGGGTAGAATATTAGCTCAAAGAATAGAAAGTTATAAAGCAAAAAATCTATAATATTATAAGGAAAAAATATGAGTAAATTAGCAAGTGCTTTAGGTAGCAAATACGAACAAAATAAATTATCTATTTTAACTAGATCATTTGAATTAGGAAATCATACATTTAAAGTTAGAGTTCCTAGTGTTGGTGAAATTGAAGAAATTTATAATTATTTTAAAAATCCTGATGAAGCGGTTACTGAACAAATTTATCAAGAGCTTATTGCTAATTTAGTTATTGATCCAGAAGATAAAGTTGAAAAGACAGATAACGATACAATCGTTGAAGGCAGATCAATGCGAGAAGCCGCTAAAAATAAAAACATTATGCAGTATAGAATTGTAAGATATATTCAAATGTTAGTGCCAGAAACAGGCAGTTTAGATGATCTTACTTATGCAGATGTTGAATCTGAATTTCCATTAGCTATTCAACTTACTTTAATTGACAAGATTAACGAAGTTATTTCGCCTGATTATAAAGATATTAAGTCAAAGTAACCGGCTCATTAAGAACGCAAGTTCGCTCCGCAATGATTTTTAATGGGCATACACCACAAGACATAAGCGCAATAGATGAAGCTACAATGAACGAGATAATCGTTATGTATGCTGATGGTGTTATAGGTAATAACGGAGTAATAAGAACACTAGGAAGTCTTACTGCTGGGGTATTTAATTATATGCGGTCAAACAATGCACCGCCTTATAGCTTAAAATCCATTATAGATACTATATATCCTTATATATATCGTGAACCAGAAGTTGATCCAAGCGATGCCTTGTTAGTCTTTATGAGCCAATCACCTAACTTTAGTATGGACAAGTTTAAAAGGTAAATCATGGCAATTATTTCAAGATTATCGGTTTTATTAGGATTAGATGCTGGTGAGTTTAATTCTAATTTAGGTAAAGCCCAAGAAGGTCTTAAAGGGTTTAATGCATCCGCATTAATTACAGAAGCCGCTATTGCTGGTCTTGGAGCGGCATTTTTTGAATTTTCCAAAAGTGCAATTGAATTTGCAGATCAAATGGCGCAAGTTGCCAAAACCAATGATGTTGCAGTTCACACAGTATTAGCTCTTAATGAAGCATTTATGCTTAATGGCGGATCATCAGAATCAGCCGGCAAAGCTATGTCTGCTTTTAGTAAAACTGTTGAACAGGCTTATCAAGGCAATGATAAATTAAGAAAATTATTTAATGATATTGGCGTTTCAGACAAGATGCTTGCTGAAATGGATACTCCAAAAATCCTTGAGCAAGTTCTTAAAGGATTACAAAACACAGAACCAGCTTTAAAACGCAATGGCGAAGCTATGCAATTCTTTGCTAGAGCAGTTCGTGGTATTGATATTAAAGGCGTTGCTAAAGATTACGAAGAATTTAAAAACAAATTTACTGGTTCAGATGAAGCATTTTTAAAAGTTAAAGTTGGTGTTGATGCTTTATCTCAATCTTGGACTGATCTTAAAACTGTATTTATTACAGACTTTGGTCCAGCGATTGAAAAAGCACTTCACGCTATGGCTGAACTTGTATTTATCATTTCAGATGGTATTGATGCAACTAAAGCATTATTAAGTGGCAGTCTTAAAGACTTTAATAAGGTTTATGAAGAACGAGATAAATGGGAAGTTAAATATAAAGAGCATTTAAAAGAAGAAGCTGATTTAGCTAAAAAAGTAACTAGCGCACAAAATCCCGGTGGAAATTTACCATTAAGCGAACAACAACAAAAATCAACTGAAGAATTACAAAAGCAAGTATTAGCTTGGCAAGAGCAAATTAGAGATATAGGTTTAGTTAGGTCTGAAGCTCAAAAATTAGCCGCTCAAGAACAAGAAGGTGGAAAATATGCTAAAGCATCTACTGATGAAAAAATAAAAGCATTGCAAGTAGCAATGGCTTTAGATAAAACTCGCCAAGATCAATATGTTAAAGATCAATCAAAAATTATTGATTTAGATATTGCCAGATTACAATTAGAGGAAAGAATAGCTGGCAATGGAACTTTAGATACAAAATATAAATTAGAACAATTTGATGCTCAAGCAAAATTAAATGCAGAACTTCAAAAAGGATTAATTACTCAAGAACAATATACTGAATTATTACATAAAAACTTTGATTTAATTGATCAGCAGAAACAAACATTAGCGGCACAACAAACATTTAGTGCTGGATGGAATAAGGCTTATAACGATTTTATTGAACAATCTAAAAATGCGGCGGCTTTAGGTAAAGAAGCATTTGATAGTTTAATGAGTAATATGAATAGTGCTTTAGATAATTTTGTTAAAACAGGCAAATTACATTTTAAAGATTTAGTAGCTTCTATTATTGAAGGTCTTATTAAAATTCAATTACAAGCTCAATTATCTGGTTTATTTAATATGCTAGGAAATTCTTTAGGATTTGGTAGTTCAAGTTCTAGTGGATTTTCTGGTGGCATTACTAATTTAGCTCAATTTATGCCAAAAGCAGATGGTGGTCCTATATCTGCTGGATCGCCTTATCTTGTTGGTGAGAATGGTCCAGAGCTTATGATTCCCGGTCAATCAGGTGCAATTATTCCAAACAACTCTTTAAGTTCATCTATGGGAAATCAAGCTCAAATCGTTTATAATGGTCCATATATTGCCAATATGAGTGCTATAGATACACAAAGCTCTGTTCAATTCTTGGCTAAAAATAAGACTGCGGTTTGGGCGGCAAATCAATCTGCTCAACAATCATTACCAGCTACGAGATAATAAATGGCAACCATTAATCAAATATTAGCAATAGCAGAGCAAGTAACTATTAATGATCAAAAGTTTGTTGGTCAAGTTATTAGTCGCAATCAAAGAATATCCACTTCTGAAATTCTTACAGTTCAACCATTTGCTTTTGAAATGAAGCCAATGAATTATTTGCTTTATAGTCAAAATAGATCATTATTATCAGCATTACGAGTAGCGGATCGTGCTACAGAACAATATCTTAATTTTGGCACAACAGGTTGGCTTAATTATATTGCTTATCAAGGTAATCTTACACCAACTCAAATTAGTGATGCTCAATGGCAAACATCTTCTGCTAATAAAAATCTTGTATTAGGTAATTTTGATTCTGGTATATCTTCAACTGCTTATGTAGTTCGCACAGGCGATTTTTGTCAAGTTGGTCGTTATGCTTACATTGCAACGGCAGATGTATTAAGAGGTTCTGGATCAACTGTAACCATACCAGTTCATAGAAACTTGATTACGGCTCTTGTAAGCCCTGTAAATGCAGTTATAGGTCAATATGGCACAACTGTTTCATTAGGTGGCTCAACATTTACTGGAATTACATTTCCAATTATTTTGCAACAATATCCGACATACACATTAATTCCAATGACTAATGATTCCTTCATTGCTTGGACTTCTACATTTAAGGCATTTGAAGCAGTATTATGAACAACATAACACCAGTCCAAAATACAGATAATATAAGAATGGCAGATTTTGTGAGGGTTACTACACCTTCTGCTACCTATCGTTTTGCAACAACTCCCTATGTTATTACAGTTCCAGCCGTAGATTCCCAACCATTTGATGCATTAGGCACATTAGTATCTATTGGCGATGCTCAAAGAGATATTAAATCAACTGCAAATCAAACATCTATTACTTTAGTTGGATTAGATACTGCATTATTAGGATGGGTATTATCTCAACAAGGTAAAGGTTCTATGATTGAAATGTGGCATGGATTTTTTAATCCAGACGGGACTTTAATTACTTCTGGCGGAACTGGTGGGCTTTATAAATTTTTTACTGGATATATAAGCAATTATCAAATTGGTGAACAATGGAATGAAACAACTCGTTCATACATTGGGACAATAACTGCTATTGCGGCTAATACACAAACCATTTTAGCAAATAGAGAATCTGGTCGTTATACAAATGATAATTCATGGCAATATTATAATCCGGGCGATACATCAATGAATCGTATTGCATTTATACAAACAATTAATTATGCATTTGGATCAACTACACAAAATAATACTCAATGATTCGATTTGCTAATAAATACGATAACGATAAGATAATAGAATTAATAAAAGAATTTGCTAGTAAAATAGATACGCCTTTAGCTAGCAATCCTTTAACATGGTCAAAAACACATTGTGAATCTATATTGGCTATGCTTTATGCTGGATTAGGTTTTGTATTAATTGATGATGAACAAACAGGAATATTAGTAGCGGTTAAATCTAAATATTTTTGGAATAATAATATTATTCAATTACAAGAAGTTTTACTTACAGGCAAAACAAATATAGTAATCGCAAGATTAATTAAAGAATATATCAAAGTTAGTAAAGATATGCTTAATAAAGGTGAAATAAATCAAGCAGTTATAGCATCTTTTGTAGGCATAGATTTATCTAAATTTGGTTTAAAACAATTAGAAAGTAAATGGGAAATTAAATGAGCTTTGCAATTATTCCAATTTTAGCAGATATAGGAATTACAGGACTTGCCGCAGATGTTATTGCATTTGCGATAAGCATGGTTGCATCTACAATTATTTCATCTCTTTTTGCGCCAAAACAACCGGGACTTCCTAATCTTCCAAATCCCGGCAATCCACAACAAGTTCCGCCAGCAGGAAATAATAAACTTCCTATTCTTTATGGTGAAGCGTATGTAGGTGGAATTATTACTGATTTATCTATTACATCTGATAATCAACAAATATATTGGGTATTGGCTTTATCTGAAGTAACCAATACTGAACATGGTGGAACGCCAGATACAATTAGCTTTGGAAATATTTATTGGGGGGGAAGAAAGGTTGTATTTGGTGGAACAACAACTCCAACAATTTCAAGCATTGGAACAGTAACATCATGGTCATCAAGCACTCCAAATCAAATAACAATGTCAAGCTCAATTGCAACATCTTTGCAAATTGGCGATATTTTACAATTTGGACCAACAACATCTTCTACTAGATATACAATTGCTCAAATTAATCAAATTGATGCTAACGATTATTTAATTATATTTACTGCTTCATTAATTGGTGTATCAATAGGAATTAATGTTTATAAATATTATTTTGCATCAAATACAAATTCATCACAAGTAACAGGATTATTGGATGAATCAACTGGTAATATTCAAGATGTTACTGGTTATATGGACATTTATCTTTATAAAAACGGATCAAATACACCAGTCAATACAACTCAAACTGCTATTCAAGTTATGCAAACATCTGGTCTTGTATATCAATGGGATTCAAATAAATTAATGAGTAATTGTGCATTTGCAATTGTTCATCTTAAATATAATTCAAGTTTAAATTTAACCGGTTTAGCACAAACAAGATTTCAACTTACTAATTCAAGATCATCTCCGGGTGATTGTTTTTTAGATTTTTTAACAAGTTCAAGATATGGTGCGGCAGTTCCATTATCTCAAATTGATACAAATTCATTAATTTCTTTAAATACTTATTCTAATCAAGTTTTTACATTTACTGGATTTGATGGTGGAACTTATACACAATCAAGATTTCAATTTAATGGAACATTAGATTCAACTGTAAAAATTTTAGATAATCTTCAAAACATGGCTTCATGTTGTGATTGTTTGGTTAAATATAATGAAATTTTAGGTCTTTGGGGTGTTGTAGTTCAAACACCAACTTATACACCAGTAATGGACATTAACAACAGTAATATTATTTCATCAATTAGCGTTACTCCAGTTGATTTAACAAATACATTTAATGTTGCTCAATGCCAATATCCAGATGGTTCAAATCAAAATTCATTTGCTTCAGTTACATTTAATTTAGCTACGATTGATCCTGGTTTATTATTTCCAAATGAACCGGTTAATCAACAAACAATTAATCTTTATTTAACAAATAATAATGTAACTGTGCAATATCTTGCTAATCGTTTTTTAAAGTCATGTCGTGAAGATTTGCAAGTTCAGCTTGATCTTAATTATGTGGGTATTCAATTAGAAGCTGGAGATATAGTAACTGTTACTAATGCTAATTATGGATGGTCAGCTAAATTATTTAGAATATCTAAAGTTATTGAAAAATTTGGTGGAAATGGTCAAGTAACTGCAACTTTAACTTTAATGGAATATAATCCAGCCGTTTATAATGATGCAAATATTATTCAATTTAATCCATCTTCAACTACAGGCATTGGAAATCCAGCTTCTTTTGGAAGTTTATCTGCTCCAGTTATTAGTGCAACATATCCATCAGCCGCAATTCCATCATTTGGAGTAAGCATTACAACACCTTCATCTGGTATTGTTCAATATGCTGAAGTTTGGTATTCAGCTTATGCAACTCCAACTGCAAGTCAATTAATATTTGCTGGCACAACTGAAGTTCAACCAGCAGGCAATCCATTTCCTTCAAGTTATACTATTCCGGATGTAATATTGTCTGGTATCCCTGCTGGAAGTTGGTATTTTTTTAGCAGAATGGTAAATAGTCTTGCTAAAAGTTCATATAGTCCAGCATCTACAGTATTAAATTGGAAACCAACAACTTATCAATTTGTTAATAGGTATTTGTCAGTTGCTTATGCTGATGATGCAATAGGAACAGGATTTACATTTAATCCTAGAGGTAAATCTTATTATGGAATTACTAATCAAACAATTACAACTCCAGATTCTAATGTTTCTAATTACAAATGGTATTTAGCAAATCCTACATTTGGAACAAATAAATTTTTAATTTGGACTAATCGTGGAACTAGATCAGTTACTTTATCAACTGATAATGCCGCTTTTGCGGCTGGAACTGCATCTTTTGTTCCAACAACAACTGCAACTTATGATCCTTCAATTTGGTCAGGTCTTGAAGATGGTTTTAATATTATTGATCTTGATGCTAGAACAGGACAATTATTAGGAACAGGAACAACAACAACCGGAGCTGGGCAAGTAGCAATTACTAATAATCCAGATGGAACAGTTGTTGCCGCACTTCAACAATTCCTAGACTTTGGTGGTCCATCAACATTTACTGCGGCATCCGTAGGATCATTAACGATTGATATTTATGGTCGAGTTGTAGGATTTACTCAAATTGATGAGTTCTTTATGACTATTGCTCAATTTGTAGCAACTTCAAATCAAACTGTATTTTCAGTAACTCGTGATTCAACTTATATTAAAGGTCAATGTTTAGTTTTTGAAAATGGTATTTTATTAGCAACTTCTGATTACACCGATACAAATGGTTCAACAGGAACAGTTACTTTAAATGTTGGAGCTACAACTGGAGCAAATATAACTATTATTTCAATGAGAGCTATATCAAATTCAACATTTTATGAAAATTCTCATATTACTGTAGCTTCAGTAGCTTCTAATGTAGTTACTTGGAATAATGCAAATATGCCTTATAATACTATTAATGTAGGTGATATTCTTACATTTAGTAATACAGGAACTCCAACTCAATATACAGTTACAAATGTAAATACTGCAACTTTTCAAATAACATTTAGCACTTCTGTAACAGGCGTTTCTGCTGGAGCATCTATTTATACTTATAGAGCGGCATCTTCAAGCTATCCTGTATTTAGTAGATATTCCGCCGCAATTGTTAATGCGACATCATATACTCCTACAACATGGAATATTGAAACTGGTTACGAATTGCCATTTATTAATGGTGCGGCTATTAATGCTAATGACTATAATTTAACTGGAAATACTTATGTATCATTGCCAAATATAATGACTGGTGATTTAGATATAATACAATTTACTGGAAATAATGTAACTTTACCAACTGGAAACTATGTAAATGTGGTAGTATTTACATCAATTGGTCAAGTGGCTTATACATTTAATTCTATTGCTAATGCATTAAACATATTTGCAAATGGAGCTTTATTAGTTAATGGAACTGATTATACAAATACAACTTCCACTTATACTTTAAATGTAACGCCAACAAATAATACTACTGTTTTACAACAACAAACATTTGCTCGCTACGGAGCGGCATAAAGGAAAACTATGTCAAATGCTTTTAATTTAAGTCAATTAGCCAATAATGTTAATACATCTGGTCTTTTATCTGCTTCCGCAGGGATAACTGGTCAAGTTACGCCAGCTAATGGTGGTATAGGAGCATCATCAACTCCTACAAATGGTCAAATACCTATTGGTAATGGAACAAATTATACTCCAGCTACATTAACTGCTGGAAATGGTATAAATATTACTAATTCATCAGGTTCAGTTACTATTAATGCAGTAGGATCAACAATTAATTCTCAAACATCAGCTTATATAGTAGCGGCTACTGATGCTGGTAAAGTTATATCAATTACAACTGGCGGTGTTACAGTAAATAACTCTATTATGTCATCAGGGAATATTGTTACTATTTATAACAATTCAGGATCATCTCAAACAATTACTCAAGGAACTGGTGTTACTTTACAATGGGCTGGACAGGCAACTTCAACTACAGGAAACAGAACATTAGGTCTTTATGGTGTGGCTACAATATTATTTATATCAGCTTCTTCAGCAGTAATTACAGGCGCAGGACTTACATAATATGTCAATATTACAAATGCTTTTAGGTGGTGGCGGCAGACCAATATTAACTTATACATTTACTACAAATACATCTAATGCTTCTCTTGCAATGTCATCTATTGCTGGATATTCTGCTGGACAATCAAATATTACTATAACAGTTAATAGCGGTATTTATTTATGGGCATCAACTACTGCTAATAATGGATTGACTTTAACTGGTGGCACAACAGGCGATACCATTAAACTTATTAATAATGGATATATTATGGGTTGTGGTGGAACTGGCGGAAAATATAACAGTTCATTTTCAAGTATAGCTCCAACTGCTGGTGGAACTGCTTTAAGTATTGGATTTAATATTTCGCTTACCAATAATTCTTATATTGGCGGTGGTGGTGGTGGTGGAAAAAATAGACCATCATATTATTCTGGTGGTGCTGGCGGTGGTGGTGGTGCTGGTGGCGGTGCTGGTGGATGCGGTAACACTTGTTATCCTTGTTGTGTAGCTTCGGCAATCGGTGGTGCAGGTGGTTCAATAGGAAATTCTGGCTCTAATGGAACAACGGGAAATGGAGCATCAAATCCAAAAATAGCATCTTCAGGTGGTGGTGGTGGAAGAATATTTCCGGGTTCTGGCGGATCACAAGTTTGGACATCTGGTTATGTAACAGCAGTAGGTGGAAATGGTGGGGGTGCTGGCGGTGGTGGAGCGGCTCTTGTTTCCAGAGGTAACTTGTCTTATTATATTGGTGGTGCAGGGGGAAGTAGCAATCAAGCCGCTCCAGCTCCAAATGCCACAACTATTCCATGTAGTTGTTGCTCTGCAAGCCATACAGGATGTAGTGGTGGTGGCGGTGGATGGGGTGCATCAGGTTATGGCGGAGCGGCAGGCGGTAAAGCTATAGCACTTAATTCTTATACAGTAACTTATATAACAACTGGAAATATTTGGGGGTCAGTAGCATGATTTATCAAATTGATGATTTAGTAAATGATAAATTTATATTTTATGTAGTTGATGAAACAACACAATCTGAAGGTGAAGCATTAAATATACCAAATTCTATATGGAATATAGGCACAGAAACAGATGCTAATTTACAGTTATCTATATCACAACAATCTTATTTATTGCAATGCTCTGATAGGTTTACTGTATGCCATGCAATATTAAATGAAAATGGAGATCAAGTTTGGAAATTTTGTGATTTAACACAAGAACAAGAAAATACAGATCAAATTTATCAAATATTTAATGTAATTGTGGCTGAACATACAGAGGTTATTGGATTAAGTAATGCCAAAGCAGAATTAGAAAGAGTTAAACAAGAATTTTTAAATTGGTCTGGATTAGGTTCTTTGATAACATTAAATTCATTACCATTACCAATTAAAAATAAAACAACAGGAACTCAAACAATATGAAAAATAATAAAGATTTTATATATGAATATTCTGATCTTAATTTATTTCAAACAAGAGTTGAAATACTTACAGGAATTTATCAAGGAATTATATTGGAGTTTGGAACATCAGGCGTAATGACCGGACAAAAATATCCAATTTTTAATTTTGATTATACAATTTATAATGCTCCAAAAGATTTTGAACCAGATGATAAATTTGAAAAATATTTAACTAATCTTCTTATTAATCTTATTGATGATAGAAACAAAGATAAATATGCTAAAGAAAAATTAGATGCGGCGGCTAATGAATATGGAATATCTAATATTAAAATATCAAAAGAATTTTATCCTGAAAAATATGGATTTCATGAACCTATTGTTGATAATATGAAAGTATTTTAATGAAATTAGGCGAAAAAAAAACTGTAATAACAAAATTAACTTATAATCAAGCAAATATTTTGATTGGATTAAAATTATCAGATTATATAAAACATTACTTATTAGGAGTATCACATGACAGTAAAAATAATTCAACCAGCTCATAGTTTTGTTTATGATGGTGCTAGAATGAATATATTTCATGCTAGTAAAGGCGAAGGATTGCCAAAACATGATCATAATTTTGCACATGGAACATTTTGTATGTCAGGTTCTTGTGCCATTAGAAAAGAAAATAAAGAAATTATTATGGACAAGATGACACAACCAATTAATCTTGTAGCACATGAATGGCATGAAATAGAAGCTCTTGAAGATAATACAGTTTTTTGTAATGTATTTGCTGAAGGTAAGTATTAATAATATAAGACATAATTTCCGCATTGCGTCAGAGAGATGCTTGCGTCATTAACCTTGTAAGGAAAAATTATGGCTATTTTTAATAAAAACACACTTCAACAAGTGTCTGGTTTTGATAATGAAATCATTGCTGGTGAACTTGTTTATAATCAAAAAACTTTTTGGAATTTAGCATTTGCAACTGCTGGAACTCCAGTTGATTTAACTGGCGTAACTATTGATGCACAAATTGTAAGACGAGCAGTAACTAACATTCAAGATACTCGTTATGGTCTTACATTTGATATTGCAGATTATTCCAATCCACAACCTAGCCCAGTTTCACTTACAATTACAAACCGAAATAATGCGGCTGGCACATTTACATTAGTCATTGATGAATCAGCTTGGGATGTTATTTCAAGTGATCCAGAACTTGATATTAATGCTCAAGACTGCGTAGGATTCTCTGGTCGAATTAAAATTAGTTTCCCAGCAACAGGATCAAATCCAGCACAAGATTCAATTATCTTTTTACTATTCTTGGTTCGTTCTGATGGCGTGGTGAATTAATATGTCAAATTATTCAATTGATGTAATTGATAGCAATACATTAAATGTAAATGTAATTCCTGCTTCATCTACAGAAATTACTATTGATCGTGGTCTTTATGGTCCACAAGGATTATCTGGATATAGTGGCTATAGTGGCTATAGCGGATTTTCAGGCGCATCTGGTATATCTGGATATAGCGGAAAAGACGGAATTAGCGGATATAACGGACAATCAGGTTATTCTGGTTATAGCGGCTATTCAGGTTATTCTGGCTCTGGTGTATCTGGTTATAGTGGATACTCCGGTTCTGGCACTTCAGGTTATAGTGGCGCATCTGGTTTTTCTGGCATATCAGGTTATTCAGGTGCAATAGGTCAATCAGGCATATCTGGTTATAGCGGATTTTCAGGTTACTCTGGAAGTGGCGTATCAGGCTATAGTGGTTTTAGCGGTATATCAGGTTATTCTGGACAACAAGGCACATCAATCAATATTAAAGGAACTGTTGCAACTCCAGCAAATCTTCCTTTAACTGGTAACAATCCTAATGATGCATATATTGTTTCATCTAATGGTGATTTATATGTATGGAGTGGATCAACTTGGAATAATGTAGGTCAAATTGTAGGACCACAAGGTGCATCAGGTATATCTGGATACTCTGGCTTTTCAGGATATTCTGGTATTGGCACATCCGGTTATTCTGGATTTTCTGGTATTAGTGGATATAGTGGCGCAGTAGGTCAATCAGGCACATCAGGCTATTCAGGATTTAGTGGCATTAATGGAACATCAGGATTTTCTGGCATATCTGGATTTAGTGGATATAGCGGTGCAGTTGGAGCTAGTGGAACATCTGGTTATAGCGGCTTTAGTGGTATATCTGGATATTCAGGTGCAGTTGGCGCATCTGGCACATCTGGTTATAGTGGCTTTTCAGGTTATAGTGGATCAGGTATTTCAGGCTATAGCGGTTATAGCGGTGCAGTTGGCACATCAGGATTTTCAGGATGGAGCGGAATAAGTGGACAAAATGGCGCATCAGGCATTAGTGGCTATTCTGGTTATAGCGGCACAAATGGCACAAATGGTGCAAGCGGAATATCAGGATATAGTGGCTATTCAGGAAGTGGCGTATCTGGCTACTCTGGATATTCAGGCTTTTCAGGAAGCGGCATAAGCGGATATTCAGGTTACTCTGGATTTTCTGGTAGTGGCATATCTGGTTATAGTGGTTATTCAGGAATTAATGGAGCATCAGGTTATAGTGGTATAAGCGGATATAGTGGATTTTCTGGTAGCGGAGTTTCTGGCTATTCTGGTTACTCTGGATTTTCAGGTTCAGGCATAAGTGGATACTCTGGTTATTCCGGTTCAGGTATATCTGGCTATAGTGGCTTTAGTGGAATTAGTGGTTATAGCGGATTTTCTGGCTCTGGTATAAGCGGTTACTCTGGTTACTCTGGTTCTGGCACATCTGGTTATAGCGGTTATAGTGGCGCACAAGGCACATCAGGTTATTCAGGATATTCTGGTGCAACTGGAGCTACTGGAGCTGGTGGAACTTTAGGTTATTATGGTTCATTTTATGACACAACTAATCAAACTGCATCAAGCACAACAGTTGGTTATGTAGTCAATATTGGATCAATATTTGAAGATAATGGCGTATCAATCACTTCAGGCAATAGAATTACTTTTTCTTATGCTGGAACATATAATATTCAATATTCAATTCAATTTGCTAATAGTGATGCTAATGGCGATAATGTTGATGTATGGTTAAGAAAAAATGGATCAGATGTTGCTGATAGTAATTCAATATATAATGTGCCGGGAACTTCACATGGTGGTGCTGGAGCTTTAATTGCCGCAGTAAATTATGTATTAACAGTTGCGGCTGGTGATTATTTACAATTAGCTTATGCAGTATCTTCAACAACAATATCAATTGCTACAACTTCAGCACAAACAACACCAACTGTTCCTGTAACTCCGGGTGTTATTGTTACTGCTTCTCAAGTCATGTATGGTCAATCAGGATATAGTGGATATTCTGGTTATTCAGGTATATCAGGCTATTCTGGAATATCAGGTTATAGTGGCTCTGGCATTAGCGGTTACTCTGGATATAGTGGATCAGGCGTATCAGGATATTCTGGTTATTCTGGTGCGGTAGGTGCATCTGGAATATCTGGATATAGTGGTTATAGTGGAATTAATGGCACAAATGGTGCGTCTGGTATTTCAGGTTATAGTGGCTATTCTGGCGCAGTAGGAACATCAGGTTATTCTGGATATAGTGGAAGTGGTATTAGTGGTTATTCAGGTTACTCTGGTTCAGGAATTAGCGGATATAGTGGTTACTCTGGTGCAGTAGGAACATCCGGCTATAGTGGCTATTCAGGAATTTCAGGCACGAATGGCACAAATGGTGCATCAGGTATATCTGGTTATTCTGGTTATTCTGGTTCAGGTATAAGTGGTTACTCTGGATATAGTGGATATTCAGGATCAGGAATTTCAGGCTATTCTGGATACTCTGGTTATAGTGGAACTGCGGCTAAAGTAATGACTTATGATTCATTTACTTCAACTGCTTCTCAAACAACATTTTCAACATCTTTAAGTTATACTTCTGGTAATATAGAAGTATTTTTACAAGGTGTAAGAATGTTAAATGGAACTGATGTTACAGTTACATCAGGAACTTCAATTGTATTTGCAGTTGCATTATCGGCTGGACAATCAGTAACGGCAGTATATCCACATTAATAAAGGATAAGAATGGATAAGAAAAGATTAGAGCTGGCTTATGCTAAAGAGCATGATCCAAACCATTATAGATATTTACTTACCAATAATTATGAACGAGCAGTTTTTTTAAAAGGCGATCCAGTCTTTCCTAGAGAAACTTCTCGTTATCTTTGGGCTAATCGAAATCTATTAGGTAAAAAAATTCTTGAAATTGGATGTTCCAATGGTTATGGCGTTCAATTTTTACCAAATGATATTGAATATTTAGGATTGGACTACGATCCTATAATAATTGATGTCGCAAACGAACAGGAATGGGGTTTAAACGCATCTTTTGTTCAATATGATATAAATACCTATCCTTTAGATCAATACGACACTATTATTGCTTTTGAGTTTATAGAACATATTGATAATGGTCTTGAAATAGCTCAAAAATTAAAACAACATTGCAAACGATTACTTCTCACAACTCCATATAATGAACCAAAAGGCTTTTGGGGTGAACATCATAAACTTCATGGCTTATCCGAAATAAACTTTCCCGGCTTTAAATTTGAATACATTGATGAAGGTGGTTTTATATCAAAAACTCCAGCTCCAATTAATGAATCAAATAGATTTAACCTTATGATTATGAGGTGGGATAATGAGTAGCGTTTTATGTTCCGTATCAACTCGTGGTCGTTATCATACGACTTTGCCAATAGTCCTAGAAGCAATCATCAATCAAACCAAAAAACCAGACAAACTTATTATCTTTGATGACAATGATCAAACAGAAGATATGCGAGAAGTTTTATTCTATAAATATTATTTTCAAAGATTAGATATAAAAGGCATTAAATGGGAATGGCAATTTGCCGCTAAAAAAGGTCAGCATCATAATCATCAAATAGCTAATATGATGGGCTATGATTTTGTATGGCGTGTAGATGATGATGCGATTCCAGAACCTAATGTTTTAGAAACATTGTTGTCATATATGCATGATAATGTAGGTGCAGTTGGTGGTGAAATATTAACGCCGCCACATAACCCAATGACTATGTTATCAACTGGCAAAATAGAAGATATTGATAAAGAGCCAAACATTCAATGGGCTACGATTAAAGATGTTAAAGAAGTTGAGCATTTACATTGTTCTTTTTTATATAGAGCTGGCATCCATGATTACAATTTAGGATTATCCAGAGTTGCACATAGAGAAGAAACTTTATTTACTTATGGATTATTTAGAAAAGGTTATAAACTTTTAGTTGTGCCTAATGCAACAATTTGGCATCTTAAAAATCCTGATGGTGGAATAAGAGCCGAATCTAATGCACAACTTTATGAACATGATGAAATGATATTTAGAAACATATTGAATTATAAAGATAAAAAAATTGTGGTTCTTGAAGGCGGCATGGGCGATCATATTGTATTTAGTCATGTAATTCCAGACATTACAAATGCAGAAGTATTTACTTGCTTTCCAGATATTGTTCCCGGCAGATCAATTTCAGAAGCTAAATCATTGTTTGGCGATATAAGTCAATACAATATTTATAAAAAAATGTGCGATTGGAAGTGGACTGATAGCCTAGAAA